TGATAATGTTGATGTATTTGTATTAGCGCATTCTGATGAAGGATTCAATGATATGGGGGCTCAATATCGTAAAGTAATGACAGCTGGAAAACAATTAGATAAAATTGTTTTAGAGTCTATGTCGAGTGTAGTTTTATTTACACATGTTCAATCAGATGGTAAAGGAAAAAATAAATTTTTATTTCAAACACAAACAGATGGAATCTCAACTGCCAAGTCCCCTGTAGATATGTTTGAAGATTATGAAATTCCTAATGATTTGCAAAATGTAAAAGAAATTATGCATAAGTATTATAATGAATAAAAATGAAGTTTAACGTTAAAATTAATTAATTATGAGTATGTATCAAATGAACCAGAAGGTTCAATCAGAAGGTACGTCAACCAAAGTATTTCCACTAGGAATTAGTGAAAATGCTGAAATGACAAATGTAAGTGTAGAAACTGCTAGTAATGGTAATAGTTTTCTAAAATTTTCTTTTGTTGCACCAGAAGGTGAGAATTTAAGTCATTTAGAATGGCCTATTGATACAGCAGTAGAAGGTTGGGAAAAGAAAATGACTTCCCAAATGAAAAGAGTAAAACATATTATGACTAAATACTTAGAAGAAGATAAGTGCATAATTACTGCAGATAGCTTTGAAACATTTTGCCAACAAGTTATTACCTTATTAGGTAATACCTATGTAGGAAAGAAACTAAGAATGAAAACTGTTTACAGTTATAATAATTATGTTTCTGTTCCTAAATATGTACCATTTATGGAACCTATGGATGTTGAGAAATCAAGACTTAACATTACTAACTTTGATAAAATGGAAAAAGACGAAGCAGATAATCCTGCTGCGTTAACATCTACTGCACCGCAAAATGGTGCAGCAACGGAGCCTGCAGAATCTGATCTACCCTTTTAGGTAGATAGGTTTTATAGATATAGTAGGGGAGTGAAGTGATTAGTAGCTCCCCTCTTATCTATTACAAATGGGACTCTATAAATTAACCCCTTCGTTAACTAAAGATAGTGTTTTAAAGAAAATAAGTGAATATCAAATATTCAGTTATTATTTAGGATGCGATTTTAAATCTGGTGTTGTGATGAATAGTCCGCTCCGACAAGATGATAAACCAAGCTTTTCCATCTTTACTGATCGTAAAGGTACTCTGAGATTTAAAGATTTCGGTAATGGAGATACTGGTGATTGTTTCACATTTATCCAACGATTATTTGGAAATGATTTTTATTCTTCTTTAGTAAGAATAAATGAAGATTTCAAATTAGATTTAATGTATAATAAACGAAATGAGGTACATAAACCTTTTGACGGCTTTGTGACAGCCATAAAAGAATTAGCGTTCGATGCAAAGAAAAGTATTAATGTAAAAATACAACCATTTACATTTGTAGATAAACATTATTGGGGACAATATGGTATTACTAAAGCTATGCTTAAGTTATATAATATATTCTCTTGTAAATGTGTGTTTATAGGTGAAAATGTTGTTGGTTATTATAAAAATAATGATCCTATTTATGGGTATTTGTTTTTTAAAGATAATGTTTATACTTGGAAAATTTACCGTCCTTTATCCTTAAGCGGATATAAATGGATGAGTAATACTAATCGAACTATTTTTCAAGGGTGGGATCAATTACCTGAAAGAGGTGAATTGATAATAATAACTAAATCGCTAAAAGATGTAATGGTTCTTAAAACTCTTGGATTTATTAGCGCTGCATTGCAGAATGAAATTACAAGTATAAAAGATACAGTAGCCCGTGAGTTATATGAAAGATTTAATATAGTATATATATTGAATGATTTTGATTTAACTGGTGTAAAAGGTGCAAACAATCTTAAAAAGAAATATGGATTTAAACCTATATTCTTACAAGATTTTAGTACTAGACATAATGGGTTTAAAGATATATCTGATTACAGGTTAGAACATACTGCTGAAGAAAGTAAAAACAAAATTTTAAAATTAATATGATATGAAAATAGAAAGAGAACATGTAGTCGATGAATTAATCGGCGATGTTAAAACCAATAAGTTTAAAATTGGTGAAGATTCAATGGGAATAATTATAGACTCATTGATTAATTTATATTCTGATCCTATTGGTTCTATTGTTAGAGAGGTAACATCAAATTGTTATGATGCACATCGTGAGAAAGAACTCAAGATAAAACATTTCATTCCAATGACTAAAGAAGATGATCCTAAATGGTTTCATGATAAAAGTAAGAAGCCTCAAATAGAATTTCAAGAAGAGAATATCCTTTTAGGTATAGGTAATGCCTTCTTATTTCGAGATTTCGGAGTAGGGTTAAGTAAAAATCGAGTAGAAGAAATTTATACACTCTTTGGTAATTCTACTAAAAGAGATAATAATCATCAAATCGGTGGATTTGGAATTGGTGCGAAGTCTCCATTCTCATACACAGATACTTTTTATATTATAAGTAATCATAACGGTCAAAAGTTTAGTTACATGTTATATAGAGGTAATGATGCATTTCATATGGATTTGATGAAAACATCAAATACTACTGAACTGAATTCTACTGAAGTAATTATTCCTATTAATAGTGAAGATTCTTATAGAGATATAAAGAATTTTGTAAAAGCAATTAATAATCAACTAACTTATTTTATAGGTTTAGAATTTATAAATATTGAGGAAGGTTCTGGGAAAAAGGTAGAATCTACTAAGATAGATTATGAAGATGATGATATTGCAATTTCTGTTGATAAAGATGCAGATAGATATAGTACTGACGAACTTCATTTAATGGTTGGAAGAGTTCGTTATCCTCTTAATCAAGAGATGGTAGATAGTCAAGTTAATTGGAGATCTGAAGATATTCCATGTGCTATGAAATTTGAAGTAGGTGAATTAGATTTAGTTCCTAGTAGAGAAGCAATTCGATATACGGATAAAACTAAGGATGCTATTAAAGATAAGATTCTTAAGATTCAGAAGAATATGAAACAAGTGTGTGAAAAAGAGCTTGCTAACTGTTCTGATGTGATTGATTGGATGAAACATGCAAGTGCATTAAAAGAGAATAGCAGTCATTATGGTAAAACTTATGATTCTGTATTTTCTGTACAATCTTACTTAGCTAAAATGGAAGATGATAATGCAGACTGTACTCTTCATGGAGTAAAGCTTTCAGGTAGTTTATTAGATGATACATATCGTCAATCAAGATTATTTAGAGGGTTTAGTGTTATGACTGTTAAAAGAGAAAGTAATGGTAATTATGTAGGAGGATTTAAGTTAAGTAAATCTCAACCTAAATTATCTGATTTAATTAAGCTTCCTATTTATTATCAAAAACAGGCAGACCCAGACTCAGAAGAGACTAGAAAAGTATTTCTTAAATCTAAAGATTTTTATCTGGCTGAAAAAGAAGGTAAGTTTCTTCAAATAAGAGAAAACTGGTCTATAACAGATAAAGATGTAGAAAAAGAGAAAGAAATAGATATGTGGAATTCTAATGAATCCGCTAGAGAAGCAGATGTTATTAAATCTGATTTTCAAGCTATGAAAACTCTATTTGGTCATGCTATGAAAAAGTTTCATATGTATGATGATGTAGATATGTCGAAAGTTAATGATGAGTTAGGAGAAACTATGGGAGATTATGAAAGTGAACAGGATAGAAGAAAAAGATTAGGTAAAGCTTTTCTTCGAAGAATTTATTTTCATGATAATTTTGGTGAGTTTACTAAAGTTAGATTTAGTAATGATGAATATCATATAGATGATTTACATAAATATAAAGACCGAGGTGGTATTGTTATATATGGTAATTCTAAAGATGATGAGTTGTTAAAGAATATAGCAGCATTGTATCGTCAAGCTGGTAAATATTCTCATAATAACTATTCAACAAACTCTTTAAATGAAGAGGAGCATCCTACGATAATTTTAAAAGTTGCTGCTACTCTGAATAAACAATTAACTAACTTTATTAATGTAAATGACTTAGCCCCTATGAAAGATCCAATACTAGTGAATTGGTATACTGCAAAACTGACTAGAAATAAAGTTGATGATATATATTTCTTTTCGATGTTTGAAAAATTAAATTCTGATTTATATTATAAATGGAAACATTTAAAAGAAAATCATGAAAATAATTATGAACAATTTCATTATATGAACCGTGGCCATGAAGATGGATTAGCGGCAATGTGTAAAACTAATGATTGTATTAATCATAAAATGATTGATAACTTAAAAGAGCTTCGTTCTTATTCTAATAGCTTAGATCTTTTAAAGCATTTAGAGTTTGCTCAATTAACTGAACGTAGTAGTTCATCCATACCATCAAAAGAAGTTTTCTTAGCGTTAAGAGAATATCTTAGGTTTAAAGGTAAAGCAGTAGTAAAATTCAAAAAACAAAAAAAGAAAGAGGGAAAAGACCTCGTAAATGTTTAATTAATTAATATATTTGTAAAATGACAAATTCGTATTTAGTCTGTAAAATTGGTAAAGATGACGTTCAAATCATTATCGATGGACTACCAAAAAGTATCTCAAAGCAATTTAAAGAAGCCGACCAAGTTATAGCACTTGCTCGTAACTATAATGCTTCAAGAGATCAAGATGAACGTAATGCTATACTGGAGAAAGTGAAAACCTTACTGACCCCAGCAAATCGTATTCAGCATGCAACTGATGGCCGTTTTGAGTTTGATGGAGGAAATAAAATGTATCTTAAAGGTACTACGGATCCTATTCCGAATTTCTTAGCCAAAAAGCTTATGAAATGGTTAGAAGAAAAATTGCCGTTAGACGGTTTGATCAACTTCTGGAAGCACCTGTTACTAAATCCTGATAGAGCTGTTAGAAAGCAGCTATATGGGTTTTTAGAGCATAATGGGCACCCTATTACAGAAAAAGGTTATTTCTTAGCTTATAAAGCTTGTAAAGTCAAAAATGTATATGATAAAGAAACTGGTGAGGAGAAGGTTCAGTTCAAATACAATGAGGATACAGGTGAACAAGAGACGAAATATACACAATCACTATCTTTTGCTCCGTACCATAGTGGTGCGCATGGAATGGTAATTAAGTGTGGTACACCAATTACTATGCCTAGAGAAGACTGTGATTCGGATCCTGAACGTACTTGTTCCGCTGGCCTCCATGTAGGGTCAATGGAGTATGTTCATGATTTTGGATACAGTGATGGTGTAATCCTAGAAGTTCTTGTAAGTCCTCGAAATGTTGTAGCCGTTCCAAACGATTATAATAATACGAAGATGAGAACATGTGAATATTTTCCTATTGCAATTAGTAATGGTGAAAATGAGAATGTGTTCCTTGAATCTGACTATACTGCATTTGATAATCCTCAGATGAAGAAAGATTTACAAGAATATGAATCGGCCAAAAGAAAACAAATTAGTGAATTAGAAACTGAGCTTGCTCAAAATTCTGAAATTGCTGATAGTCTAATGGCTTAATTATAATTAGTAAGATCGGGCCCACCAATAGGTTTCCTCCATTTGTACCTATGGGCCCGTCCCTTACGCTTTAAAAAAATTATGGCGAAAGAACTCCGAATAGAAATACCGAATTTTATTACGCATATAGCGAAAACAAAAACTAAATATGTAAAAATAAACGGACAGCGACTCTATACTGGAATGAATCATCATTTACGTGCACTTATAGTAAGACGAATGCATACATACATTCAACAATGGATCCCAAATGGATTAGATATTAGGCAGATGGCACCTCTAAAAATAAAATTAGAATTGCGTACTGTAATAAACCATGGAGATATTAGAATGTATAAAGGAGACTTAAGATGGCGACCACCTAAAAAAGGATACAAACCTAAATGGGATGTAGATAATTTATGGATATGGATAAAAGCTTTTCAAGATACCATTGTAGAAATGGGATTAGTCGATGATGATAATTGTGCAGTTATTCCAAATACAGGAGAAATAGAGTTTATTCCTGTAGAAACATTAAAAGAAAGAAAATTAACATTTATAATATCAAAATATAAAAAATAAAAAATTATGAAAATTGACCATGTAAGTCATTCTTCACTAAGCGCTTTAAAAGTTTCCCCATTATTTTTTCAAAAATATTTAAACAGAGAATTAGATCAAGATGATAATAAATCATTTACTTTAGGATCAGCTATTCACTGTTATATTTTAGAAATGGAAAAATTTGATAGTAGGTATATAGTAAGTAGTATACAACCTATTGGAGGAATGATGGGAAAATTTTTAGAAGCAATAGTTAAAAATGAAAAATACGTTCTCGAATCTGTTCATGATTCGACAGAGGATACTCCAGAAGAATTTGTATTACAAAATACAGATCATTTATATCAACATTGTTATGATATAGCTGGATTTAAAACTCCTATAGCTGGTGTGATAAATAAACTAGCTGCACATAAATCCTATTTAGACTTCTTGAGAAGTGCTCAAGATAAACTTGTTTTATCTCAAGACGAAATGGGAATTATTTTAAACATTGCAACAACCGTACAAGCACATACTACAGCATCTAAATTGCTAAATGTTAGCGTGCTTTCAGGTGCAGAACCTGAAAAAGAAATTCTTTGGACTCATAAAGGATTTAATATTAAATCAATTATTGATAATT